CCAGCGACAAACTTGGTAAACCACTGACCGTTAATCTCCTCAACGCCATCACGAACGCTGACGCCATACGGTGCAGTCACAGTCGCCGCCGCACCATTCAGAACAGCGTCATATCCGAAGCCGTCAAGGATGTCGGTTGTGATGGTCTTGGGAAAGCTGGTGTTCGGGTTGGCAGCTTTCAGTTGGCTTGTGGTGATGACTTCACCAGTGGAGCGGTTGCGGATTTCCATGATCAGGCAATAGCAAGGAACAGGTAGGTGCCGCCACTGGTGTTGAGTTCGGCAGGCGCTGACGATGTAATTGTAAAGCCAGCATTTAACGGATCAATGTAATCAGTATTAGTGGCCGCGCCATCTTCATTCAAAAACTTGTACGGGTCATTGCCGCTAACGATGCCATGCGCTGAATTGAACGTGTACCAATCGCCAGTGCTGTCTTGGCGTTTAATAATTACAAAGCGAGCGCCTGCAGTAAAACCGCAATCGACGTCAATGTTGTTACCAGTACCGGTATAAGTGCCGACCTTGCTGAAGCCAGATAAACTCGCAAAGAGAAGGCAGACGTAAGAATCTGATGAATTGTCTGTGTTTATGCCAAAAACAGTAGAAGAATGATTATTAGAGATAGAGCTATTTGAAGCAGCTTGAGTTCTATTAAAGTATTGAATTTTGCCTGATGAGATCACATTCCACTCGTCAGCAAATTCTCTTGACTTTTGGACCACCAGCTCGGGTGTTACCCCCAGGTTGTGGCTTCTCGTGCCAAAACTGCCATCTCCTTCAAAACAAACTACGTCGAGGAAGCCTGGGGCGCGGCGGAATGAGGCTATAGCATGCGTTCCATTTGTAGATCCTTGCTTAAAGCCATCTGAATGATCAAACTCCCAGGTCGTTTCTGACGTGGCGCTAGTGGTTTGCGTGTCTAATTCTTTACCGTTGCCTAACAACCTAAACATAAAGTTTGTTTTAACGTAGACATCGCCTGCCTCTTCTAGGTCTAAACACACATCTACGTCAAAACCTGTTGAGATAAACGTGCTGTTAGACGCACTGTTTGATGGCAATACTTGCACGTTAAATACATCCGTTGCGGCATCAGCTGGCTTATGCGGACGGCGAATTGCAACGTAAATATATGTGTTGCTGTTAGCGTTTATAAATCCAGTGTTTTGGTTTATCTGAAATCCATCGGCTTCTAAATTTATCTGACCAAAATCATCCTCTGCACCATTAGTATTTGGCTCTAAACGTGAGAACGCCTGATCAGTAGGTATACCTCTCATATTGTCAATCAAAACCCAAGGGTCACTATTCGTTGCACGCTTAATTAGCAACCATTGAGGTTCAAACCCTGTGGTAACAAAAGGCTTAGTAGTAGTGCTTCCGGTATAGCTTCCGCAGCGAATAATTTCCTCGTCTGAATTTGTCCCAAATGATGTATCAGCGTGGGCGAAGACATAAGCGACAAAACTTTCACCGTTAGCGTTTACTCCAACTCCGGTGCCAAGACTAAAATGGGTGCTGGTCGGATCAGTGTTATTCCAATGAGCAGTATCGCCTGTTACTTCAGCTGCGTTTGAATTTAAAACTATATATTTACTAGAGCCTAAAGAACGGTGCCAAACTTTCCAGTCATAAGCTTGGCTTGTTCCTTTAATAAGAATCATTCCTGGCGTACTACCAAGGTTGTGGGCAATAGTTCTTGCTGAACCTGTGCCGGTGTAAGTTACAACATCAAAAAATCCTGGCGCTTTGCGAAAACTCCAAGACACATAATCATTATCCTCGGCGTTGAACAAATTGCCAGGGTTGTGTTTTACAGAAAACCCATTTGAATTAAAAGAGTGAAAGCCAGCAAAATGTGATTCAGCAGAACTTGATGACGTGTCTATATTATTTGCATCATTAGTGCTAACAAACCGTTCTGTGTCTTGAACCATAATCCCATTACCTGTCCCTGTTCTATGCTTAAGCCAGACACAGCCTCCTTCCCCAGCTAAATCAATTCCGTTATTAATTGCTCGACCGCTGGTGGTATGGTCGCCCTCATACAAAAATGTGCTAAACACGTCATCGACGTACAACGCCTCTCCAGCACCACCTGAACCAGCAGCACCAAGAAGAATTTGAGCGGTTTTGGGATCCATTTATCTAAACCTCAGTTGACGTAATCAATGGCAGTCGTAGCACGGAATCGCGTGCCACCGTCATTTGTTTCAAAGACGAAAAGATGTGTCTTGCCCGTCGTTAAGGTCGGTGCCGTATCTGATGGAAACTTCACTGAACTCGGCCACGTCACCGTTCCAGAGGTATGGGTCAGTTCAAGCACGAACGCAAACGACCGGCTTGCTGGCACGTTTGAGAAGGTAAACGTCGAGTTTCCGTTGATCGTCTTGGTGAAGTAGTTACCCGTTGAGCAGTCCACATCAAGAGCAGACATTGCAACGACGTTTCCGGCATACGTTCCAGAAACATCCAGATCAGTGTTGGTGGTCGCTGTTGCGCCCGTACCAACTGCCCAGGTCGTTGCATGGGTAACTGCACCCGTCTGACCGCCGACACTGCTGACCGCCCCAGAAGCCGTTGCGAAGCTCAGAACGCCAGAGCCATCAGTCTGCAAAACCTGCCCGCTACTGCCATCAGCACTAGGTAGCGTGAACGTGACGTTACTGGCGACTGTTGCAGGGGCCTGGAGCGCCACATAGTTGCTGCTGTCAGAGTCAGCAAAGCGCACATCAGATTGCGCGTTCAGCGTGACATCACCTGTAAACGTCGCACCAGACAGCTTGGCGAGACCAAGGTTTGCCTGTGTTGCGTCTCCAACTTCGATAAAAGCGTTGTTAGCACCGTTCCTGATCTTCAGGATTGCTGGGCTGCTGCTGCTATCAACCCAAAGCTGATAGGCGTTAGTCGTTGACGGGGCTGAACTGCCGCTCTGCAGGCTGGACAGTGCAGCCAGGATCGAGTTCAGCTCGGTTCTGAAATTAGCGCCGCTTTGATTACTGAGGGTGACATCCGTGGATTGAGCCATCAGGTGATCTCCCGACCGCTGCCTACGGCCATGTAGTCAAATACTCTTGATATGTTACTGCTTCCATTCTTGAAGGTCACGGTGAAGCCAGTGCGGCTAATGCTGCTGAGCTGGAAGAAATCACCCGTATCCATATCCTGCGCGGTGATGCCGATGCTTGGTGCGCTGTAGAACGCAGACGGGAATGTGATGGTTTTGGCGCCTGCACCACTGGTGATGTTGCGCTCTTGCTCTGTACGGCGCTGCAAGCTGACCCGCATCCCAAGCTGTTCAACCAATGGCGTCTGAGCCTTGTTGCTCGTTGACAAGTCGCACTTGAACTGGAAGCTGCGGCCCCTCAGGATGTTATTGACCACGGGCTGGAACGTCGCCCCAGAGAAGTCAGCAGGGATCGTGTCGATAGCCTCAATAGCGTCAAAGTCAGCAACGTCATCGATGTTGCCAACGTTGGCACCATTGATTGATCGAGCAAAGACCTGCACATCTGTGTCGCTTAGGTCGTCTGCGTCAATGTCATTCCAGTCGTCAATGTTTTCCGTGCGCTGATCGATCGTGTCGTTTGGCTGAAACGCACGAATCTGCAAAATAGACAGCAGCTCAGCATCGAAAACCCCGCCAAGGTCAACAGTATCCTCAAACTGATAAGACCCACTGGTGTGCAGGTCGCCAAAGAAGTCAATGTTAGCAACGTCATCGACAGAAGTAATGTCATCCCAGTTTTGGGTTGACGAGAACATCAAGCCGCTCTCTTGATCGCTCTTAAACACATTTGTTTTGGTGCCGTTGAACGCGGTGTGCTCGTTAAACGTTTGAGCAACTTCAATATCTTGCGGCGCAGGAAGGTCAACAACAACCTTAGGAATCGACGCAGCAGGTGAGTAGTTGCCGCTGCTGTCCTTTGCTCTGATCAGGTAAGTACCTTCCTTCAGTGGCACCATCTTGCGGGTGCTGCTGCCATTCACAGCAGGCACAATGTCTTGCCCCTTGCCCCAAGCCGCATCACTACCAGTGAGTGGCGTGTGCCGGATCTCTACCGTTCCACCAATCCGCACATCCAGGTCAGTTGATTGCGGCCAAGACAGCTCAGCGGTGTGCTGGTCAATCGTCTTGATGTTCAGGCTTGCAATGCTGACCGGCGGTGCAGTCTTGCCAAGAGCGTTGAACGTTAGCTCTGCAATCGGTGAGTTCTTGAAGCCAGCGCTCTGACCAAAGATCTCGAACTCATACTTGCCATCTGTTGTATTGAGGATCTCGTAGTCATTAGCAAACGTCGCAAACTCATTCCAGTTAGCGTCGTCATATCGCCAGCGAACAATGCTGCGGGCTGTGTCCGCTCCAGGCTGCCAGCTAAGGATAATTTTGGAAAAGACCTGACCGTTTGCCTCATACAGAAGCTCACTAGCCGTCAGGTTTGTCGGCTCAGCAGCAGGGTTGTCAAGCGCCGTAACGTCACGGGCTACAAGCGGCACATCACGCTCAATGTGATCATATTTGCCGGTCTCATGAATTAGAGCAGTGACATCAAAGGTTGAATCATCGTTTTCAACAACACTGATCACGCGCCAAAGGCTTGGCCGCAGATCAG